AATAATATCTTTCGTTTCTAAATCAATTGATTGTCTTGTCCAAGAAATTGAACAATCTAAAATTTGACATTTTATAAATTCAGGTGAAGATAGTTTTAAAAATTCATGTATGAATTCCTTCTTTTGTTTTAATGTTCCTTTATGATTTATTTGCATAATAATTAAAGTTCATTTAAAAATTGAATACAATATTTAATAAATCGTTTCCATATTTTATCATCTTCTGTGTAATAATAATCAAAATATTTATAAAATGCAGTTGATTCAGTAGGTGATGGTGTATTATCCACATCTGGATTTTTCAAAAGTTTAATAATTTGAATTTTATTATATCCAAGCTCAATATATTGTTGCATTGCTTCATTTGCATGTGACTGTATTTCATGTATATTACTTAAATATTCATCATTAGTATTTAATTTAGCAAGTTTAAGTTTATTATTAGATTTATATATTTGATCGACATGAGTCAATTCATGTACTATTATAGCTTTAATAGTTTTTAAAACTTGTACATAATGATATCGATCAGTTATTATATCATACCAATCATCTGCAACTTCGATTATTACATCTCCATTAGATTCTACAAAAGCCTGATATATACCTTCTTCTGGATATGCATAATTATGACCAGTTCCTATGTCAAATTGTACATTTAAAGATTTTAATTCATCATTGAATAAATCAATTATATCAATTGTACTTAAATCACTATTTATTATTTTATCAGCAATATTATTTAATTTATTATAAGCTATATTAGATAAGGATTTAATATTATTATAGTCTCTTTCCATAATTATGGTCTTATACATTTCATACAATTTCATACAGTATCCAAGTAGTTTTATTTTTTATATATAATTATATACTTAATCATTTATCCTCTGTCAGAACTAAGTAAAATAAGTCATATAAACGAAAAAAAAGGGAATAAGATTTCTCCTATTCCCTAACTGTTTTGTAGCGAAAAGCACTAAGTGCCTATTTCTTAACTACGGTATCAGTTTTTATAGTATCTTGTACTATTTCAGTACTATCTACCTCCTCTCCCAACCTTTCATTAACTGTTGGTTTAGATGTACATGCTGATATAGTTAATACTATAAATGATACAAATAAATAAAATAATTGTTTCATGTTTGTTAATTTAAAAATTTTAATATTTAATGTTTATATATTATTTATCTTGGATCATACTTTTTTATGATTATTTTGTCATCTCGAGTGATCCATATTTGGCCAATTTTTAATCCATTACCAGGATAATCTAATGAGATAGTTGCCCAAAATTTAGTTTCTTTTTCAGAATCTAAAGACAATTCCCTATTGAAGAAAATAAGTTTACACGAACCTAATGCATATTGAAATACACCACATTGTTTAATGAAATTATCAGAAGTCATACTTACATATCTGTTGTTCAATTCAAATGACAATTTAGTTTTTATTTTAAAAGTTTTTAAAATTTCATCACCAACTTTTTTCCAATCAATTGAATTATACACCTCTTGATAAGATGTATCATTATCTTCAGTTAATGATTTTGATACTTCTTCTTTGATTATATCTTTGATTATTGTTTTTAAATTCATTTTTTTCCTTGATTTATTTTATTATATATATATCAATTGTATGTTATAAAGCTGATATTAAGCAAAAAATAATCTGTTTCATGTTATTGTTGTTGTTTTAAGATTTTTTTTAAAATTATTATATTTTATAAATTTTAACCATTTCATATCCAATTTCATCGAAATAATTATTTATTTTTTATCTGATTCTATGATTTGTTTATATAATTCCATTAACTTCATATACTATCCAAAGACCTTTTTAATATCATCTAAATTTGCTTGATTGGTATAAATAACTGTTTCATCGAATTCGGTTCTATATGAATTATACTTTTTAGTTTTATTTTAGTTTTACATATTTTGCATGTATTAGTTTTAATTGTATTACTATCAATTATACCATATTTATCTTCATATTCTTTAGTATTAATTTTATGTGTTCTTAAATGTCCTCGTAAACCACCATAAGATTTAAAATCTTTATTACATATTTGACAAATTATTTTCATAAATCCTTAATTTGGTGTAAAATATAATATAAATATTACAAGTAACCAAATAATTTATGAATTTAATTAGATAAAAAAAGGGCTAAACCTCTTTTGGAATAGCCCTTGTTATTTAAATTTATATAACTTTTTATATAGAATCTAAACCTTCTACGTATATTAACCCGTAATATTCAGGTCGTAATATCTTTTTACCGTACGATGTCATTACACCTTTTCTCGGAGTGAAGTTATCCGGATCTAATACTACTGGTGTCATAATTAATGGAGTATGTGGTGCATATACAGCTCCTGCTTCCAACATATTACTACCTCTATAACCTGTTAAAATCACATTGTCTGTAAAATATGGACATTTATAAACTTGATATTGGTTATCGAATGTACCAATTTTAACAGTGCCAGCATTAAATGTTGATTTACCTACCTGTACGTCGGAGTTAAATCCATTAATTGATTCTAATACAGTAGCTACTTGTGGAGAAACAACCATAAAGTTAATACCACCTGTTTGTGTTAACTGTGCTATATGATTTGATTGTTTTTTGATTTTAGTACCTAATGTTTGAAACCATGTAGATTGTGTATATGCCATTGCATTGGTGGCACCAGATACAAATGATTTAGTACCTTTATTGTATTCTTGACCAATTCTTGCTGACCAAGCGTCTAATGATTGCGCTGAAGTTCTCAACATATCCAAAATTTCCAAATCAATTTCTTTTGCAATATAATCACCGAGCATTGCAGTTAATTCTGCTTCAGCATCGATGTTTTGATATTGGTTAATATCTCTTGCAAATTCCGGTGTCCATTGTGTTTTCAATTTCCTGGTTTTGGCAGTAATTGTTTCACTATAGAATTCCATATTCAACTCTGGTATATCTAATGGATTTTCTTGCGTTTTACCATCCTCAAAATCACCTCTAGTTATATCTGTTGGTTGTTTATGGTAAAATACTTTTACATCTGCAGCTGTTGTTAATGTTCCATCTACAAAGAAAGTAATTGTTGATTTATCAGCTGATACAGTTGTAAATTGATTAAATACCTCATTTATTCCAGTGGCAGTAAGTGTGAATGCGCGCGCGCCTAGTAAATCCGGATTACTTAATTGGTTAACTGGCACAATTACTTTCTTAAAGTTAGACGGTGTTACAATTGAACCACTAAATTCTGAATTAAATCCTATATCAGAAGTTAAATTAGCTGCCTCTACTGAACCGGTACCGTTACTTAAATTATTAGCGTTTGCATTTGATACTACTGTGAATGTACTTGAGCTATAATCATTGATTGAGTATCCAAATCTACCAGCTCCATATAATCCGCCTGTTGCTATTGAGTCTCCATCTCCCTTGGACGCATCTGTTATACCAAATAAACTATCTCTTTGTGAACGATGTCCAGCATTGGTTGAAAAACCTGGTTGTCCTGTTCCGTACTTAAATTCCATCCAAAATACTAAACCAGATGGTCTATCTAATGGTTGTACTGAAACAAAATCTTTAGCTTTAATGTCACCAAACACTCGTCTTACCAAGGGCAATGCTACACCAGCCCATTCTTCCGACCCAGCTACTGTACTTGTTGCGTTTGATTCAAATAATATTTGTTTCGCTTGATTATCTAACATTACTGCTACATTACCTTTATCAGATTCATTCAATCCTTCTAAAAGTCCTGTTCGTTCCCATCTGGCAGTAGATGCTTGAATCTCAACCTTTCTTTGATTTAATGCATCTTTAGGCATTAATTTATTAATATTCATTTTACTTAATTCCTTTTTTTATTTTTCTTTCAATTATAATTATTTAATTCCTGCTAATTTTTGCCATCTATTGACAAAATTGAAATCAATTTTATTATCTTTAGACTCTTTAATAACATTAATTGAATCGGATGCCGACTTTTTGATTTTAGAAGCCATTGAAGATGATGGTAGTGTATTGAAGTTCTCAATAATTGTAGCGTATGTTAGTTTAGCCTCTCTAATAGTTGCACATCTGTCTAATGATTGTAATATTGATGTTTTAGATTCAGTAGTTAAATTAAATTTATTTGAAATTTTAGTCATATACAACAACTTAGTATTTAATAAAGCAACTTCATTAATTACTTTTTTCTGTTTTGATATGACATTTTTAGTTTCATTTAATTCTAATGCTAATGACTTATTGCGTTTTGCAAGTATTCTATTATTCCTACGTAGCTTTTTATTTTCCGCTATAGTATTAGAATCTTCATCGTCATAAGATTCATCTTCATCTATATCATCAAATTCATTAAGAATTTCATCTATTGTTGAATCTAAATCATCTTCACCTAAATCTAACCACTCTTCATCATTTTCTTCAATTGGTTCATCATCTGAATCAATATCTGGTTCTAAATCAACATCAACATCATCATCATTATATGATAAAGTAATATTTAAATCATTATTGTCTTCTTCATCAATTGTATCTTCATCTTCTAACTCTCTGAGAATTTCATCCAATTCAAGATCTTCTGATTCTTCTAGATCTTCTGATTCTTCTAGATCTATGTCATCATTTTCATCCAATTCAAGATCTTCTGATTCTTCTAGATCTATGTCATCATTTTCATCTAGTAATCTTTCCATTATCATCTTGTTGACAGTGGGAGCAAATGATTCCTTTAAAGTATCCATTGCTGTTTTCGTTGCTGTTTCTTTTAACAACTTTGCATCTTCAATTGCTTCTTGCAATAAAGTTGATTTCATTTTTTAATTTCCTTTAAATTTCCTGATATTATTTAAATATCAATTGACAAAAAACACTTATTAAATAGTGTTATAATTAATTTATATTATATACTAATTATTAGGAACTAGTAATTTAATTTATTATATATATATATACTAAAGTTTTCAAAAAAAACTTTTTTTTTTGTTTTTTTTTTTACTAATTATTTTTTAATTGATAATTTGACTCATTTATTTTACCAAAAAATCTTTCATAATTTTCTTTTAAATTCATTTCATTTATCCCTTTATATTCAACATTTTTAAATTTTTTACATATATCTAATAATCTATAAATATCTAAATCTACAACTAAAACCTTAATTATTTTATTTGGATTTGATATTGTTGGGCAACTACTCTATGATGACCATCTAAAATATAGTAATCATTTGAACAAATTATTTTACCTATTTCAGCATCATTATCATTAATTAAATTTTTTACCTTATCTAAATTTATATCTTTTTGAGTTAAATTTAAATCAGATATTTTTACATTTTTATAATATACTTTAATTTTATTTCTTTGTAACCATTTAACATAATCAAGTATATCTTTACTTGATATTTGTGGCATATCCTTTCTTTCTATACCTAATGTATCTTTTATATAAATTACTTTATCAGTACTTTCTTTAATTAACTTTTTACCGTTAATTGTTTTAATATTATTAAAGAAAACTGTATATTGCGTTCCATTAGAATCGACAAAAACTCTATTAGGCTGATTTATATTATATGTCTGTTTAACATATCCGATATTATCACTTTTTATTTTTCTATAAAATGTGATTCTAGTACCAAATCCAATATACTTATCAGGATTTTTTCTTAAATCTGAAAGTTTTATTATTTCTTCTGACATTAAAAGTTTAGTTTTCTTTGTTCCATTGAAATTTTAAACTACCACAATCCCATATTCTATCGTAATTATTAATTTGCATATTTTCCTATTCTGTTAAATTTTCATCAAATATTATAAACCATAATTATTTTTTTAACAAATTTCACATTTACCAGCTAATTCACAAATTATATCTCTAATTAATTCATTGGCATATTGATAATTTTCATTTAAATTATTTTCTTTACCTTCTTTTATAGGGTATAAAAAGGCTCCATGTGTTGAAGGATTACTTACGAAATCCCAACATAATAAACTAAAATCATCTTGAACTTCTGATGTATCTTCATTTACTTGTTGTACTGAACCCATTCCTCTTGAACTGATACCTAATGTTACTCCAGCTTTAAATAACTCTTTAAGGATATTGCCTGATGGTGTGTTTAATACTTCAACTGTACCAATAACATCATCACCATTCCATCTCATTTCAATTATATTATGAGACACATTTTTTAAATTAATAACAGAAGAGTCTGGGTGATCTAATTCACCTAGAGCTCTATTTTCTTTTATTTCTGTATTAATATACTTTTGTACTTCACGTTCTAATATAGCTTTAGGATAAATTCTTCCATTGTGATTTTTAGCGTTAGCTCGTTGTAATACACCGGTGACTATTAATTTTCCATTATTGTTAATAGATTCATTAATTGATTGTTGATTGTATTTGAATGGTAAATATTCTGTTAATAACATAATTCGTTTTCTTTTTTATTTAACAATAAATATTAAGTTTAACATTACTTACTTTTCTAACATCTTCTTCAGTGAATTTTGTTATGTTATTTTGACAATAAAAATTACCAAAATCTTGGTAATTGTTTTGGTGGTAATCTAGATTTATTTTCATTTAATGATGATGGAAACTGATCTGGATAAATGTCATCTTGTTCACTTTCATTAATCATTACCAACCTTTTAGTTGTAAATGCTTTAGTTAATGTTGATTGTTTTAAATCAAATTCATTTAATAATAACCCATTAACAGTTAATGGCACTGAACATTTAATAAACCTATCTTCTCCTACATCATTAGTATAATCAAAACTGTAATCCCCAATTGTTGTTACAAATGACATTACATCACCCCATAACAATTTATGTTGTTGTATTAAATTCTCAACAATATAATTCATTTGATCTATATTAGTTGTCCATATATATATATCATAATTTACTATAACTCTTTCTGGTAATGGACATATATAATATTCGAATGATTTTTTAGTATTTTGGGTTTTATTTAAGAAATCATTTTGGTTATTATTTTGTTGGTGTGGTAATAAATATATTTGGTTTCCTATATTAGAAGTCCTGACATTTAAGTCGTCTACCATTTGGTCTTGCGATAATGTTGTTCGTTTAATGACAATTAATGGGCTCATAAGTTTTTGATGCCTTTCTCTTAAAAAACCATAACGTTGTATTTGAGCCCATTTTTCACCATTTGCTATCATTACAGGTACTTTAATTGAATTACCATTTTCCATTACTGATAGATTTAAGTTATCATTTAAATGATATAATATAGCATAATCTATATCATACAATGTAATAGAAGGTGTAATAAAATTATCAGTATCTCTCCTAGTATCGTATGCACGATTATTATCGTCTATATCGTATGCACGATTATTATCGTCTATATTTCCTCTATTTTGTATTGGTATTTCTATTGGTTTCAATTAAGGTTCCTGTAATATTTTATTTTTATTTTCATTTTATTATTTACCTTTTTAAATTCTTTAACATATTACCAAATTTCTTATCAAACTGCAATGTAATTTTATACCATTTTTCTTTAAATGTATTTAAATCATCTCTCCCATACCTTTCGTTAATTAACATTTCAGTATGCATTTGCAAATCATCTACAATTTCTTTCAAAGCTAATACCCATTGTGAATTTATTGCTTCTTTGATCAGTTTCTTATTATTTTTCATATTTTCAAAAATACCCTCAATTCTATAATTAATATTCAATTTATCTAACTGTTTAGAAATTTCCAATTCTAATTCATCGTAATTATCTTCTTCTTCCGGAAATAAAAAATAACCATATCTCGCATCCCATTCTGCATGCAAATCAGAATCATCTATAAATTGTTGTATTGCATATGTATCAGATCTCGAATGGCCAAAAACCATCAAACCTTTTTCTGATTCATTAATTGGTTGTATTGATTCTTTTACTAAGTTATTTCTTTGTAATAATTTTACAACTGTATCAGTTGGGTTTTTATAATCTTCTTTGATTATATTAAGTAATGATTCTTTTAATATTTGTTTATTAATTTTCATATCAATTCATCTTATTTTTTATCATATGTTTCAACTGATTTTCTAATATCTTGTAATGATTTGATAATAGAATCAAATCGTTTTAAATCTAAATCATTTCCATTTTGTAATGACTCATATAATGAAGTTAAATTTCTTTGAGTGGGATATAATTTATTACCAATAACATCATCAGATAATCTATGATAAACTTTATCTTCAGTTAAAGATTTTCAAACTTCTTCTTTGATTATTTGTTTTATTAAATTATTAATTTTCATAACAATAAATATTCCTAATTATGTTTAAATTGTTCTAAATATTTAGCATTTTCCATCATCTCTTTTTTCTTTTGTGATTTAGGTTTATAATATTTTCTTTGATGTACTTCATTTAATACTTTTGATTCAATTACCTCTTGTCTGAATATTCTTAAGGCTATTCTTAAATCATTGTTAATAACAGTAACTCCCAAACCACCTGGTGATGTATTTTGTATTTTTTTAAAAATTGTTTGCATTAAAAATTAAATTTAGTTAATATTTTTTCTATATCGTTAATTGTTGATTTGACCTTATTCATTTCATAATCAGTTTGTTCACCTCTATCATAAACCTCACTATATCTTTTAATTGATTTTTGCAATTCAACAAATAATTTTGGAAAAGATGTCACATATGTGCGTCTATCCCTACCAGAACCATAGCTCACTTCTTTATCAGTATTTTTATAGTCATATTTATCTGGATTTTTTAAAATATCTTCAACAAATTTCAACCCCCTGTTTGTTAAATCTAATGCTGTTTTTGTAAAATTTACTAATTCTTTATTTTCTTTAGATTGTCTTGCAATTGATCTTAAATCTTCAATTTGTTTTCTATATACATATCTTTTTCTATTTAATATTTCATATTGTGGTGTATATACTAATGCTTTTCCTGAGTTAGCCTTATCTATACTTTTACTTGAACTAATATATGTTAATGCATATACTACTATATTACTATTATATAAATTTTCAGAATCACTTCGCCCATATCTAGACAGGCCTGTCTTGTCATCCAATGATAATCTACCAGTTGAATTAGAATTGTCATATGCCCGTGAAATATTTTGTTTATCTCTTGTATTCCTTATATATTTAGGATCATTCTTACTAGATCCAATATTATATCCATAAGTATTAGGATTTATTGTTACATGACGGTTGTTTTTCATCACTGCCCAAAGTTTATCTTCAGACTTGGTTAAAAAGAATAAAACTTCTTCCGGATTATCTTTCATATATTTTTTAGCTTCGGCGCCATTAATTTTAGTAAATTGATCATTTGTGATATCAGACGCATTAATACCTAATTTAGCTAGACCAGATGAAAATTGTTTATATAAGTTTTTATAATAATAGTTATTTGCCCCTCTTCTTTTTAATGGTACTTCTGTATTCTTAGCTGCTTTATCAATTTTAGCCATTATAGAAGATTTAAATGCTTCTGTTAAACTAATTTGTTTACTAACTTCTTCTTTAATAATATCTTTAATAATTGTTTTTAATTTCATTTTATTTTCCTTGTTTTTTTACTAAATTAATTAAATATGTTATTTCAGTAGGGCGAACATTTAACCTTTTAATAAATTCCAATAAGGCTTGGCCTTTTTCTTCTTTTGTTTCAAAATCCATCATTTTAGCTAAAGTACTTTTATCCATTCTATTATAAAAAATTTCAACAGATCTTTTTAGTCTTGACGAAGTGGTTGGTTCTTTTTCAGTGTTTTCTTCATTTAACATCCGTTTAATAATTGGTCTTATTGATTCACGGAATTTATCTAACCTCTTATATGTTTTGTAATCCATCTTTTTTTATTTCCTTTATTTTATAATATCTATTAACTCGTAATATTTTATTAGAGCTGATAGTTGGTTTTCTTTTATTTGTTTTGTGTGTATTATATTATCTATTAAATTCATTATTTCATTTAACTTAATTTTCAATACATTATCATTTACCTTAACTAATGAAAATTGCAAATTCTGTTTAACTTCAATTGCTTCCGAAATTATAAAATCTTTAAATTCTATAGATTGTACATTTTCAGTAACAAATTTATTAATTAACCTCTTTTGCCCTTCATTTAATGATTTATACTTTTCATTAAATTTCTTAACTAAAGAATTATATGCAATTTGTTGTATATCTTTTGGCAAATTATCCAATTCATTTAAGTCAGTGTTTGTATTTTCTATAACCTTTGACTCGGTTATTAATTCCATTAATTTAATATAATTGTTATTATACTCAATTATATTACTTTCTAAATCATGCTCAAATAATTTATATGTTGATGCTAATACCTTGTAATTATTGACGTTACTATTAAAGAAACTTTCTGGATAATGGTTATGTATTTCTTTAACTAAATTGTAACGTTCAAAATTAAGTTTTTTCTTATTTAATTTATTATGTTGCTGCACAGTTAGTTCAATTAACTTTTGAGCTATGGATTCTTTAGTTGTATTTGTATTTAAAATTGCTTGATAACATAATAACTCCTTATGTAACTCAGTTCCTTCCTTAAAATACTTCTTTAAAATTTTTAAGGATTCATTAACTTTATTGGATAGTATATCACTTGTTAATTGGTTACTTAAGAGATTAAAAATTAAACCTGTATTTTTAAATTTTGAATGTTTTAATTTCTTCATGTAATTTCCAAAAAGTTGTATAATATAATAAATATATATCTAATATTTTAAAAAGTTATTCTCCTTCATTAGTTTCATTTAAAAATTTAAACTTATTAATTATTTCATCTATTTCATCTTTCTTTTCAGCTATTAAGTCAACATTCTTAAATAAAAATGATATTTTTTTATCATGACCTGCATTTAATGGGCTTTGCAAATCTTTACGTCCTGTTGGATCTATACCAGATGATGGATCTTTTTGCCTTTCAAAAGAACCAAACTTTTTAGGACGCCCATTATTATCAGATCTTTTATCAACTGCAGTTAAATCTTTTATATCAGTTTCTTGACCATTATTTGTATCAATTAAATTATTTTCTTCTTTTTTCTTCATATACAATAATGCCAAATCATGAGCTGTACCAAATGATTTACCAGTTATAACTGGATCATTTCCTTCATTTTTAATTTGCTCTTCCCTATATGATCTAGCTACATCTTCAAGAATTAAATCTTGCTCATGTTGCCATTCCTTTTCTGTTAAACCGAAAATATTTTCGTATATGTACTTCTTACTGAATAAATTTTTATCTATAATATTATTAACCAAATTGATTTTTTCAGACATTAAATCTATTTTTTGTCTTTCATAAATCAACGATGGTGTTGCCAATGATAATTTAAAATTAAGTAATGATTGTTCAGAAAATCCTTGAAGATATAAATGTATATAACCAATTTTTTCCAATTCAGCAACAACCAACTTCTGTATCCTTTCAATAAACCTTGCGAATTTTATATCTTCTGCTGCTAATACTGATTTTGAACCAGTACCTTCATCATTTCCTAAATAAGCCTTAGGTATTCGTAAGTATGATAATAATTTATTTTTAACATATTCTAAATCATTTAATGCATTTTCAGATGATAAACCACTTAAAGATTCTATACTGGTACCAGAATCACTGCCTCGAACAGGTATGTAGTAATCTTCTAAGCTAGACATAAGGTTGAAGCTTAAGTTATAATCACCAGTTTGTGGGTCTATATATGGCACCTTTTGCATCCTATTAGTAATAGATTCCATATATGAGTCGACTGATTCTGGTGGTATGTTACCAACATCTATTTTAAATAACCTCCGATCAGGTGCTCTCATAATTCTATGAATTAAAACAGCATCCTCTAATAAGATTAACTTTTTAAAATCCTTCCTTCCACCTTCGAGTAAAGATCTTCCGTATGGTAAATAATTAGTATCACTTAAAATCCTGAAATGTGCAATTTCGTGGTAAAAAAATTTTGATTTATTAAATCTATATGTTGTATATGTATCAGATGATGCTTGCATTTCAAACATTACTTCACCTGAATCATCAAAATTTTCTACTCTATTCATCAACGCAGGATGAATTGGTACTACTTCAGTAATACCTACTCCAGTTTGTTCTTTAAGATATAAAAAGAAATCACCATATTTTACTAATGATCTTACCCAATACCATAAATTAAAATCAATATTCAGAATATCGTGGTATAAGTTATATAAAACTTTTTTTATTTTTTCATCATCAGTTTCAATAGATAAAATCTCGCCTTGCGCGTCTGTGGCGGTGCTTTCATCTGAATATGCATCTAATGCGGCAGATATTAATGCATCTGTATCCATTAATTCATAATCACTATATAATGTATTTCTTACTACACCAGATGCTGCTGAAAATCCAAATAAGTTATAATATGAATTGGTTTTTGAGTATATACCTTGATTTGTTACATCATTAATTGTATTATTTATTGTTTGAATCTTATTTAAATCAATTGTCTTTAACCTACCCCCTGGTAACTTTTTAAGAACAACTTTGGTAGTAAATAATCTCCTTAATATATCGTCAATTACTGCCATTTATTTATATTTTTTTTATTTTAAAATAACCATTTTGTATCTATTTGTGATTTATGATAGGCACTAAATGGATTATTATCACCCCTTGATATTGAGTTAATTCCTCGAGTTTTGGAAATATGATTCAATGTCTTTTCAGTTAACGAAATTCCAATCTCCTTTAAACGAAGTGCTGTGTCACGCACATATAAACCAATACCTAATGCCATGATTGCATCGTCATGATAACCAACTAAAGCTTGTGCCTTACCATTAATCCAATTAAAAGTTTTAAGTTGATTTAGTAACCTAATTGATTTTATTATAACATGCTTTCCACGTAAATTAATTTCTAATTTAGATATTATCAATGGCCTGTTTTTAGTATCAGTACTAAATCCAGGTATCATATCCTCTTTATCTTTAAGGTCATAATTTCTTTTAATATGTTTTATTGGATCAATATACATATCAGCATTCTTAAAGCTGTAATATAAGTTATTATAACCAATGTTTATTACTTCTTGTACTGTATCCCATCCAACATTTTTGTTTTCTATAGTCAATAATGCATTATTGTACTCATGTGCCAAGGCCACTGCTCTTCTACCAGCTTCCCTAGTATCTATATATCCTAAATACTCAGCTACTTGTTCTAAAGTATCATTATCTATAACTTCTATTGCAGTTTCATCAGAACCATCTCCTCTTGCTGGGTCAACTATTACTGAGTAATTTCCTGATGGTTTTGGGTGACTCCATACCCATAATAAACTTCCTTCCCATCGTTTCTCCAATGGATCTGAAATAGTATTGTTTTCGTAATACTTAAGTATTTCAGTATCAATCATAGTATCACCAGATGCAAGGAAATCACAGTTACACTCCTGATTTGCCATTTTTTCACCTAGAGTTAATGTTTGTTGGTCTCTCCATTTTTGGTCTCTATCTGGGTGCAAATACCATGGCAATTTAATTGGATTAAATAGCTCTAATCCTAATGGTGCTTCTCCATTATCAGCTTGTTGATATAACCTATGAAAACAATTTCCTATTCCTTTTGGTGTGCTAAGTAATATAGCTGAACCTCCTGTTGCTAATGTTAATTGCGCTGATGTCCATATTTCATCCGCTTGTTTAGCAAATGCCATTTCATCAAAAATCAATAATGATAATGCTTCTGATCTAGAAGCTTCAGGTGTTGCTGCTACTGCTTTAACAATTGAACCATTTTCGAGTATTAAACTTAACTCGTTATTGACTTTAATTTTAGGTTTTAACCAAGCAGGTAAACTATCAAATACTACTTTTATTTTCTTTAAAAGATTTATTGCTATTGATTGGTTGGTCGCTATTAATAAAACGTTATAATCAGGTTTAAAAATCATCTCAAGAGCTGCATAACATGCTACTAGGGTTGATATCCCCATTTGCCTTGATTTTAATATAATATTAAACCTATGCTTTTGAAATTCATTTAAAGTCTTCTCTTGAAATTCATATAAATTAAATTTAATTTTACCCTTGATTGGATGGACTATAGTACAATACTTTTTCATGGCATGCACATAATCTGTACTGCATCGTTGGTACTCAGATTTAATTATATCCTTTAATTTACTCATTATATTCCTTTAATTTACTCATTATATATAAATATATGTTAAATTAAATTTAATCAGTTAGGTTAGCTAAAGCCAATACACCATAATCATTATAGAACCTAACCTTTTGTTGACCATTTGGTTGTTGATATA